TTATTTATTTATCCAATAAAAATAACACTAAATCCAAATGAGTGGCCAATAAATCCTGACATAGATATATTGGCATCAACTTCTATGACACTTAATATTTTTAATAGTATATGCGGTAGAAATGGATATTTGTTTTTTGATTTAGGTGCTGAATGTGCTATTACTGATGAAATAATTCAAACTATTCACAAATATGTTTATTTAAAAAAGATACCACTTAATAAAGTTATATTACAAACCGGTAATACTAATGGCAAAGAACAATATAATAATTATTGTTTTAGACACAGTATTCCATTAGATAAAGGAATGAATATATCTTGCTTAGAATATTTTGAATGGATGTGTAGTCGTCATATTTATGAATATAAAAATTCTGGAAAAGATGTTCCATTACCAAAAAATATAGATTTTACTAAAATACAAAAAACATTTTTATGTTTAAATCGGCGCCATCGTTGGCATCGTGTTAATCTATTTTTATTATGGAATATACATAACTTAATAAATGATAGTTATTTTACTTTAAATAAAAAATCCGGATTACCATCAGAAAATATATTAAAAGATTTATTTGATAAAAAGTTAATAGAAAAATACAATATTAAAGATTCTCAGTTAAATGATATAGAATTTACTTTACCGCTAGAATTAGATGAATTTAAAGACTCTGGAAAAATGGCACTATTATATGGCCCAATTGATTCATATTATCAAAGTAGTTTAATAAGTGTTGTTACTGAAACCAATTTTATGAACCCGAGTATTTTCAATACAGAAAAGATATTTAAACCTATGGTTCATAGACAACCATTTATATTAGTTGGTCCATATAAAACTTTAGAAAATCTTCGTAGCATGGGGTATAAAACATTTAATGATTTTTGGGATGAAGGCTACGATAATATTGAAGATCCAAATGAGAGATTAATTAAAATAGTAGAGTTATGTAAAGAAATTAATGAGTGGGATGATAATAAGAAAAAAATATTATTCTATAAATCAATGAGTAATACCACACATAATTATGAATTACTAAGTTCTTTTTATGCTACTAAAAAAATGCGTAGTAACTTTTGGCATGAGTTTAGAGATAAAAAGTTATTTCCTATTAAGTAAATTGTTTTTCCATATATCAATCGTTCTATCTAAGCCATCATCTAAACTGACAGTTGGTTTCCATCCAGTAATAGAAGTAATCAAATTGTGATTACTGTTCAACCAATAAATTTCTCCGGGTCGATGCGGTTTAGTATTCCAATTAACAACACCATTCCAGTTTAATTTTTTAGCAATCTTGTCAGTATAATCTTTAATCTTAATAGGACTATCAGGGCCTATTGTAAAAATCTTACCTTGCACAATATCAGGATTCTCAATAACAGTAATCCAAGCTTTTAATAAATCATCAATGAATATAAAATTACGATAAGGTTCACCGTAACCCAAATTGATTTCATTAGGGTTCTTAATCATTTGTGTAATAATTTGTTCTGTTACAAAGAAATCATTATCTACACGGCCGTATGCATTAGTTTGTCTAATAGCAGTAAAAGGTAAATTATAACAACGATGTGCATACTCTAAGTATTTTTCACAAGCATACTTTGCAACTGCATAAGGAGCATTAGGATTAGGTTGTGTATTCTCATCAAAAGCAATAAATTCAGGAATATTACCTTCTTTAACAATGTCACTAATTGGTTGCCAACCATATACTTCCATGGTACTAGCAAAAACAAAGTTCTTAAGATTTTTTACTTTTGCGGCGCTCTCAATCAAATTAACAGTTCCCACATAATTAATTTCACTAAAGGTCAATTGTTCATAAAAACTTTGTTCTACTTCAGTACGGGCCGCTAAGTGTATAATAATATCCGGTGAGACAGAAGCTACTTCTTCTTGTACTTGTTTATGATTTAGTAAATCACTTTTCAAGTGATATAATTCATTATTCTTTTCTAAAAAAGGTGTAATATGCGATCCAATAAATCCCGAGCTTCCTGTCAATAATATTTTCATTCTTTTCCTTTAAACATTAATCTGCTATTTATTAAACAAATTTATCCTATTGTGATATCTTCCATACCGGCTGTTCGTAATCTTACAATGTGACCCATCTGCCATTGTTTAGCTTCAAGACCCTTCATAATACCCAACCACTTGTTTCTTAGTAAAGCCACTTCATTGATAAGTGTTTCAAAGTCTACCACTTCATCCTCACCATCAACATACTTTTCAGCATCACGACTTGTCAATACTCTATTATATGCTTCTAAGTATTTTTGAAAGTGTTTACGGCGAATTTGCCGTAACTTAATATTGAGATAGTTCAATACTGCTTCTATCTCTTGTAGTTGATTAAAACGATGTTCGGTATGTCCCGGAATAGCGGCAATGTTCTTTTCAACATTACCGTATACCTTTACCTCACTTTTTGCAGATAATAATTCATTCTCAAAATGAGAGATGAAATCGGGTATCACACTTAAATTTTGTGATACCCTTGTGTACCAATTTGACATTTAATCCCATTCTTCTTGGTCTTCGTCTTCATCATATTCTTCGTACTCTTCGGCATCGTGTTGGTCTGTATAACCTTTTAATGCCTTAAGTACCTCTTTGTCATTCTTAAAAGAATCTTTAATATCACTTGCTTCGTAATTATTATCAATTAATAAATTAATTAACGTGTCAGCCGCATCACTACGATCATTAAAATCAATATGAGTTCGCAATGCGTCCCATACTTCAGTAACAAAACTTAAACTCATTCTGTACCCTCCTCCTCAGGTGTTACAGTACTTATCTTTGTTGTTGATTTTTGTGCATACTCACTCATAACTTTGTCTAAGCATCCACTGTCGTTAGCTTCCCACTTTTTGCGGAACTGCTTGATGATTTCGCCATCAAGTGTTGTGTATACAAGTGAGTTGCCTTCTTTCTTAACAAGTTCAGCCTTCTCAATCATATCTAATAATCCTGAGTAAGGGCTCATACCTGTTTCATAAGGAATCTTAACTTGTACTGATTCAAATGGTTTTGCATAACGAGTTTTCATAATTTTGCAAGCGGCACGAATACCTCGCACATCACTAATCTTATTACCATCTTCATCTTCTTTAAGTTTCAATTTCTTCATAGCAACTACAATACTAGAAGCATAAACGAAACCTTGACCACCTGAGATTTTGTCATCCGGATCAAACATATCTTGTGAAGCATACGTGTGATTAGTAGCGACTAAGCCAATGCCTAGTGAACCAAACATATTAACACAGTTACGAACCAGTGCTGTTAGTGCTTTAGGCTTACGACCCATGTCACCTTTCATATCACCCGCTTCAAACTGATTAACGTCTGTTGGTGTCAATAGCATACCTAGACTATCAACTACAAACAATACCTTAGGACGATCTGTTTCTGGTAGTGCTTTGTAATCTTTAACAAACATAGAAATAGTTTTTCCTACTTCGTCAATCATTGCCATATTTAGTTTTAATAGTTTATTTTCTTCTGTAGATACACCAAGTGCGTGTAACCAAGCTTCGTCAAGGGCATTTTCTGAGTCAATTAAGACTACAAAGATTCCTTGTTGTTGTGCGTGTCTGACGAGGTTTCCTGAGCAGATGAACGACTTCCCGGCACCTGACTCTCCGGCAAAGACAGTAACTTTACCAAGAGGTACGCCTTTATTAAAGTCGCCGCTAATGAGATAATTGAGAGCATAATTTCCTGTCGAGATCCAATCAGTAGGATCGTTAAATCCTATTGATAGACCTTCAATACTTTTTGTAATGTCCTTACGGAACTTACTAACGTCAAAAGGTTTTGCCATTTAACTATCCATTTCCATTGATAATGCTTCTTTGATTACAGCGAATAATTCATCTTCAGTGGTGCAAAGAATTTTAGAAGTCTTCCAATCGTTTTCATTATCACGACCTCCAATTTCAATCATAAAGCCGTTATCATAACGATTGATAGTAAATGATTCATTTACTTTTGTAAGTTTTTCTAGGTATTTCATATCATTCCTTATTGTTTGTGTATGCCGTTAGTATATACACTAATCGGTTGTTTGTCAAGGTATTCTGGACAGTTATCCGCAATACGTTCTAGTTCATTATCATTTGGAAAATGTCGTAATGCGGTCCTTGCTTTATCTCTTATTAGACTTGGCACTCTGGGTGTCTTGCCTGGATCGCATAATTCTTCCAACAACTTTTTACCCTGCTTTAGGGCACGGTATCGTTCGTCTGGTAGTGTCATCTAGTTCTCCTTAGGAAGGGGCCTGAGCCCCTAGTACCTATTAAGACTTGTTTTGTCTAGCACGAATCATTGCTAGAATGTCTTGTGCTTTGTCACTTGATGTGCCAGCTGCCGGTACACTAACTGGTGCAGTTGTTGTTACAGGCTCATCTTCCCAAGGTGATGAAGTCTCTGCTACGGGGGCAGTTGCGGGTGCTCTAGTTTCAGTAGTAGCTGTTTGTTTATCCGCGGTCGCTCCTGCAGGTGCTTCTAGTCCCCAAGGACGATAGTAACTACCCCAACGCTCATTATCAAACGGTTGACCATCTACTGATGCCTCAAACATTTCTTTAATGATACGTAACTCTGCTTCATTAGGCTTCTTAGGTAAGAAGTCTGTTAAGTTGAACAAACCATGTGCTTCAATAGCGGATTGTTCTGACTCATTCAAAGGTGATTCCTTACGTGCCCAATTACTAGTAGAGTAATCTGCGTAGCCACCTTTACTTGTTTTCTTAATGTTGAAGTCAACACCATGCAAGTAATCTGTTGGCAATTCTTCCATTTCAGGATCCATCAAACTAGATTTAATCACATTGAAAATTTGTGAACTGATAACAAATCTGCGAATTGGATTTGCAGGAACTTTGTCATCACCTAGTGGGTTTTGACGAACAAACCCTTGAAAGATATAACTGCGTTTCTTCCAATACTTGTTTGCCATTTCTTTCAATGTCTCATCCTTATACCAAGGACGAACTTCTGCCAAGATAGGGCAAGTCTCGCCAGTACCATACATTTCAATACAAGGTACTTGAACGATTGTTTGTTTGATGTTGGGATCACCCTTAACACCATTGAACGGCAACTTAATTAGTTGACGCTCTACCCAAAAGAATGTATTGCTACTATTTGCGTCAGGCAAGAAACGAACTGTTGCCGTCGTGCCTTCGTCAATGTTCCAATGGGGGTAGATAGAGTTATCTGATTGAGTATTAGAACTCTTGTTGTTTGTCTTATTGTCTTGTGCCGCGATACGGGCACGAATGTCTGCTAATGATGCCATGATAATATTTCCTTATAAAATTGAGATGGTCTCGTTTTTTAATATTCGCTACTTCCCTATGAAGTAACTAACATTAGAGATAGTATAGCAAAACTATCTCTCAATGTCAATAGTATTTATCCCGTTTGTGGGTAAACACATTTTTTTCTACGGTTTTTTACCCTTTTATATAAGGTAGTCCGATTAGGTTATCTAACATACGTTCGTATGTTTTATCTAAACTTTCACTAAACAAATCATTTTGTTTCAGATGTAGTGTTGAACTTTCAGGAGGTTGACCGAATAAATCAGTTTTTACCCAATTGTAAAATGCATCCATTGTTTGTTTTGATATTGGATTTTCTTCGTGTTTGAATAGAAAATCAATATTATCTTCGATTGTATATGCAATCTGATGGTCGCTATATGTTGGATGCTTCTTACTTAATTCTACAGCATATTTCTTTTTAAATGAACGAACCATCATTGGTAAATATTTTGCCATCCATTCAGCTTTATCCGGGTCGTGTGAATAGTCAAGTGCAGGTCTAACTGCCATATTAGCTTCTTCAAATACTTTACTTTCGGATCTGTTTTTAGTTATTGATTTATCTTTTTCTTCATCAC